TTGAAACAACAAATACTTCTTCTTTTATTATTGTTAAAACATCTACTGTTTCTGGAACATTGTATGATATTAAACAACCAACAGGATTAACAGTTCAAAATTCTGGAATTCAATTATGTGCAACAGATTTAGTAAATGCAAATGCTGATGATAATGGTTTTACAGTTAATATTGAATCGACAAATTTATATTTTTCTATAATAGGAAATAATATTGGAAATGATAGCCATTATTTATTTCCAGGAACAATTAATTATAATGATTTAATAAAAGAACCAATTGGAATTCCTTTTTCACAAAATATTATTATTTTTGGTGGAATTTTATCAGTAGTTACATCAGGAACAATGAGTGGTACTGCAACTATTAATTTATATAATTCAACAAGTGCATCATCATTATCAAATCCTACACCATTTATAACATTTTCGGCTAATAATAGTAATAAAGTAAGTATTTTTAATAATAAATCTTCTTCATTTAAAAAACAAATTAACTTTTTACATGTTCAATTAGTTACATCAGGAAGTATAAGTAATAGTATTCGTGGATTATTGCTTGGATTATCATTATATTAATAAATTTAATTTAATATTAAATATAATTCAATACCTAATAAATGAATTATATTTATGGTTCAATTTATATTTTTGGAAAAAAAATTTATAACTATTTAGTTTCAATTCCAATAATAAGAAATCAAAATAATACTTTGGTAAATAGAGTTGAAAAAAAGAAATCATTATATTTACAATATTTTTCTTTCTTTTCTGAATCAAATGAAATTATTTCAAATTTGTATTTAGGTTCATCTTTTAATTCTTATAATTTAAAAGAATTAGAAAGAAAAAATATTAATGTAATTTTAAACATAACTGATGATATAAGTAATTTTTATGAATATAAAAATAATATAATTTATTATAAATTTCCAATAAGAGATAATAATTTTGATGATATAAGTGAAATACTTAATAAAACTTATGATATAATTGATAATCATATAAATAATGGAGATACAATTTTAGTACATTGTTATATGGGTGCATCAAGATCAGCTTCAGTTGTAATACATTATATAATGAAAAAATATGGTTCAACATATGATCAATCATTATTTTTAGTAAAAAGTAAAAGACCAATTGTAAATCTAACTGAAAAATTTTACAATACATTAAAAAATTTAGAAAATAATAATTAAAAATAATATTAAAATACAATTATTTTAAAAACTAAAGTTATAATTTAAATTCATAATGAATTTAAATTAATAATTTAACGAAGAACTAGTAAATTTTATATTGATATTCAATATAAAATTATCATATTTTGCAATAAAACTTATACTTAATCATCTGACTCACTATTAGTATAAGGTGATTAAATTAATAGTGATATTGTAAACATTAATATTTGTTTTTTGTATTTACCAATTATCCAATATAGTATTGTGAATAAGGGACTAAAGTAAGCTGATTGCATATTTATTAAATTATAGACTCTTACTTAAATTTCTAATGCTAATTTATTTTCTAATTTATTCTAACATTAATAGTAGTAATATCATATCTCCAAACAGGATTTGGTAGACCAGATATTCTCATTTTTTTCTTAGTGATACTTCCTTTAATACCTGAAGAAAATTTACTTTTATTATAGATTCCTGTTTTTTCTCCACAATCAATCAACCATCTATTAAATTCCAAATATAAATCTTCTAAAGAATAAAAATGTGATTCAGATTTTTCATCTTCATTTTTCTTTTCTTCAGTTTCAGATTCATCCCTATCATAATTAATCATTCTTCTCTTTTTTCCTAATTCATATTCTCCAAGTTGAATTTCTAATAAGAATTTTCTTGGTTGATCCATAGTCTGATTATTAGGAATATCTCTGGGGTCAACTAAAATATCAGATGGCAGATTATAAAGAAAGGATTTTTTAGATTGTATTCTTACCATTTGAATTTCTCTATTAAGTAAATCACGAATTCTTTTTCTTTCCTGTTGAATCTCAATTGAATTAGAATGTTTAAGTTTCCAAGTGTAAAGTATTCTCTTCATAAGTAAGTTAGTATTTTGTCTTTCTCTTTTCCTCTCAATTGATAAATTATTCTTTATTCTTTCTCTAACAATTTCATCTAAATCTGTATTTTCTTGTTGTATTGAGTTATTTTCAAAGAAAATATTAGAATCATTATAGAATTTTTCAATTCCAGAAATTCCATATTTAATAAATCCTCTTTTTCCTGATTTTTTAATAATAATTCCACAAGAACCAAAAACATCAATTATTTTAGAATTTAAATATTTAGTGATAAGTCTTTTGTAATTAGTTAACTGTTTGATTGATTCATCAGATTCATCAGATTCATCAGATTCATCAGATTCATCAGATTCATCATTATCAAAATTAACTTTTTTCCAAATAGATATTTTAGATATTTTTTTGGAAAATACATTATCAATTTGTTTATAATATTGAATGATAAAGTTGTTAAGATTTTTATATGGTATTTCACTGATAGTATTAGTATCAAATGGTGAATTAAAACCAAATGTTTTATAAATTTTTTGTATCCAAAGTAATTTAGCATATCTATTTTCTTTCTTGATTAATTCAAATCTGTTAACTTCATTTTCCTCATAATCTTGAACTCTTTGAAACTTCTTTTCAGATATTTTTTCAGTTAAATATTGGATGATATTTTTCTGATTAAAATAGTATTCTTCAGCATTTTTAAATTTATAAAGATAACTGTTGTAAGTTTTAAAAATTTGAGCAGTTAGTGGAATTGGATAATGATAGACTTCATTGAACATTTTTTTAATAAATTGATGATGTTCTTCAATAGTTCTTTCATATTTTTTTGAAATCAAAGAAAATTTTTCTTTATTAATATCAGTTTGATTAATAATTTGATTACAAATATAAAGTTCATAATCATCAGCAATTTCTGGTTGTCTGATTAATTCATCCTCAATAATATGTGTAATTGTTTGTTCTTTTTCTTCATTTTGTTTTGATTCCACATTAATATCATTTTCTTTTGATTCTATTTGAATTTGAGGATTATAGTTCAAAATAACATTAAGAAACTCTTTTTTAATTTCAGATTCATCTCCTTCATAATATTCATTCCCTCTAACCAGTTTAAATTTATTTAGAAATGATAGTATAATAAGGTCTTCAAGTTTTTTGTAGTTCTCACACTCAAATATAATAATTATTCTAGTTTCTTTTCCATACTGCTTAATCCTCTTCAGATACTTTTGTTTAGACCCTCCAATTTTATATACATTATTCCGACTGTCAGGAGTCTGAACTAAGTATACTATATTATATTGTTTATCAGGATCACAATCAACTTTTTGTTCCTGATCATCAGTATTATTTTTGGTTTCCATTTATTTGTTTAAAAAAATAAATATAAAAAATCATTTTAAAAATATTTTATATTGAATTACAATATAAAATATTAAAATAAATTAATTTAAATAGTAATTGTTGCATATTCCATATTTTTATTATTTATATTTGGATAATTTTGTTTTAAGAATTCAGCTAAAATTTTACCAGATTTTTTTGGTCCTCTGTTATTTTTAAACCATTCTAATGATTTATATGAATCATAATTATTAATAATTTTTGTTAATGAATGAGATATATCATTTTCATCAGTAAAAAATTCACCAGTAATTCCAGAAATAATATTATGCCAACCACCAATTATATTATAATTAACTAATATAGGCATATTATAGCAAATAGCTTCCGTTATTACTCTTGGTGATGCATCAGAAATATTAGGAACAAAAAGAAATTTACACTTTTGCATTTCTTTTTGAAATTCATTATAAGCTAAAAATGGAAGAACTTTAACAATGCCATTACATTTATCTGTAAATTCACAATTTGTTCTTCCAACTAAAATACCTTTTAAATTAAAATCTCTACACATAATTTCTAAACATTTTTTAGCAAGTTCCCAATTTCTATTATAAGATTGCCAACCGGGTTCGCATTTATCATTATCAGATAAACAACAATACATAAAATCATATTCTTTTGTAATATTAGATTTATATGGTAAATTATCTGGATTTTTTAAATCAGCTTCAGTCATTAAAAGTAATGGTAGATTTGATTTTTTAAGATTATTTGGTATTTTTTCTTCTCTAAAACAATGGAGCCAAGCTGATACCATTTGAATATAATCGTGTTTTCTTTGTTCATGAAATCTATCTTCAAAAGGATTATCAATATATCCTGGAAACTCAAGATAACTTGATATACCACAAAATGATAATCCTTTATTTTTATATTCTTTATATAATTCTTCATGTTTATTTTCTCTAAATGGTGCTGATATTAATATAATATTTAATGTATTGCCATTGTTATCAAATAAATTTTTAAAGGGAAAACTTACTTTAGGAATATCATTAAATAATTCAGTTTTAAATTTTTTATATGAGAAATATAATATAATAGATATAAATAATAAAATTAATGTAATTATTATAAATTTTTCAACTTTTTTATTCATTTATTTATATTAACTAAAATTAAGTAAAATTAAGTATTATTTAAATTATTTGATTCTTTACAATTATAAATGGAATCAAAAAGTTATATTGAAATGAATACTAAAAATAAATATATGGAATCTGTTGCTTATGATCATTATGAATTATTTACAAAATTAAAAAAAATAAAACCAGATTTAATAAAATCATTAAATTTATATACTAAAAATGCTTATGGTATTATTAATAAATCTTTAAGAGAAAATAATAAGCTTTCATCTAGTTATAAAAAAATTGTTAATAATATTGATACATTGTTTGATTTAGTTGAACCTATAACAGAACCAATAACTTTATATAGAGGTGTTAAACAAGAAGAAGAAAGTAAATCTGAAAATGCTTTTATTTCAACTTCTTATAATATAGATTTTGTATCAACTACATATACAGATGGTAGTAATTGTTGTCTTATAATTATTAATGTTCCAGTTGGTTCTAAAATACTTTTTGTTGAATCAATTTCTAATTATCCTTTTGAATGTGAGGTAATTATAAATAGAGATGGAAGTTTTGTAATTGATTCAATAGTAAAAGGTAATAAAAACTATCTTGAAAATCAAAATATTAAAGATTATAATGAAAGATTGTTTGATCGTCAATATAATCAAATAACAAAAATTTTTGTTTCATATGTTCCAAAATTAATAATTAAACCAAAAACAGCAGAATTATTAGATTTAATTAATAAAATTAATAGTAAAAGAATTCAAAAAAACTTAATAGAAAAAGATTTTATTGATAAAGCAAGAAAATCAAAATTATTTAATAAAAATGATTTATTAATTTTAGAAGATATATTAAGATATAAAAATTGTAATAAAGTATCAAAGATGAAAATGGAAAAACTTGTTTTATTTTTAAACAAATGTAGAAAAATAAAGTAAATATAAATTTTAATAAATTTATATTTTATACATCTTGAATTAAACATAATTTTTTATAATTATTTTCATTTTTTATATTAATTAAATTACAAATTTCTTCTATTGTATATTTGTTAGAATTATAAATTTTACATTTAATTGCCAACTGAATTATATCTTCTTTTTTATTTTTTATACATGATGAAAAATTTATATCACAATCCATTTTAATATAATAAATAATAATTTTTGATTTAAAATTAATTATTTAATATATTTTATCAACAAAATTAAGATATTTAAAAGCTTGAAGTTGATTTACACAATCAGCTAAATCATCTTTTTTCTTGTTTGAATTTAGATTAGACATTGTATCGTCATCTTCTCTATCATTAAAAATTTCAGTAGCTTTAATGATACTCCATTTTTTTCTTGCAGGTTTATCAATAGATTTAAAGGTTATTTTTCCATTTTTTAATCTTTTTTCTATTTTTTGTGCACCAAGAATTTGAGTTTTATAATAGGCAGGAAATTCAATAATTTTTTTAAATCTTCCATATCTAAATGCAAAATAAGACCAGCAATGTTGTGCTAGTTTAACTGCCATTGTATTATTTCTTTTTCCAAAAGACATTTGTTTTTCAATGATTATTAATTCACAATTATCCCAGTATGATGAATATTGGTCTAGTAGATCAATCATATTATAATAAACTTCAATATCAAGATAAGAACCTTTTTTACAATTATTTGTTAAATCATTATTTTTAAATAGAATAGTTTTACCATTAGACCATACTTGTTTTAATATATTACTAAATTCTAAAGTAGGAGTTCCATTTAAATGATATCTATTTTCTTTAGGTATATTTTGTATTGATAATAAATTTTCTTTATTTATTTCTTCAATATAAAAAGCAAAGTTTTTTTTACCAATATCAATACTGCATATATGAATCATTTTTTATTATTTTATTATTATTATAAATTGGTTAATGTTTTATTTTTAAATTATAATATAATAATTATAATTTATAAGATATAATTATTTAAAGTAAATGATTGAAGTTGAATTAAGCACAAATTCTTCTGGTAAACAAGTAAGTGGTGTTATTATAAAAATTCAAGAAATAAAATTTAATAATTCAGCTACATTTAGAGTTGAATTAATTAATGGTAAAAATTTGGTTGACATTAACTTTGTTGAAGTAAATGGTGAAGATTATACAAGATGGAATGATGATGATGATTATATAATTGATTTTGTGATTGAAAAATTAGGATTTTCAAGAAAAGGAGAAAAAAAAATATATAAAGAACCAATTTCCGAAGAAGATTATTTATTTTTAGAAGAAGAAAATGATAGATATAAATCTGAAAATACCGAGTTTAAAATAAGATTAGAAGAAGAAATTTTAAAAAGTAAAGTTTTAAAAAAAAAATTAGAAGAATTATCATCACAAAATGCAATGCTTTCAGAAAAATTAAGTATTGTTTTAGTTGAAAGAAATAGTTTAAAAACACAAGCAGAAAATATTTCAGAAAAATATGAAGAAATGAATCAAACAGTAGAAGATAAAAAAAGACATTATGATTATCTTATAAATAGAATTTCTGATTTGAATCAAACTTTAGAAGAATTATCTGGTAATTATGAAGTTACAAAAAGAGAAAATGATGTATTACAAACTTGTGTAATAGATTTATCTAAAAAAAAAGATGAATATGAAAGTATAAAAACTGTTTTTGATGAACTTGAAACAAAATATAATGTTACAAAAGAAGAAAATAAAAGAATGGAAATAATTAAGGTACAATTTCAAAATAAAATAACAGAACTTCAAAATGAATTAGAAAATAATAATAATATAATAAATGAATTAGAATCTGATATTGAACAGATTGATAATATTAGACTAGAAAATGAAAAAAATATATCAAATTTACAAAATCA